TGATTTATTGTATTGGGTATTACCTGATGAGATGATGGACATGATGATGAGTCAAGGTGGTGTTGGTGGTAAGGAAGAGGTTGATATTCAAACTGACCCCCCAACAGTTAAAGCAACAGGTGTATTTTTTCCTATATTAATTCACGAGTTAATTAAAGGTACAATGGAAATCTTGGGTACTCAAGGTCTTCCTGACGACCCAAAACAAGCCGAAATGGTCATGGCATCAACTGACAGCTTATCAAATGAGATTTGGGATTTAAGAATTGGTCCAATATTGTGGGAAAAATTCTTGGCAGCATATCCTGAAGAATTATTTGAAGAAGATAAAAAATTCATACAAAACTACCTCTTTGCAAGATTTTCAGCACTTTCTGCTGATGAGTTTTTCAAATTAGCAAAAATGATTTTAAGAGGTGATGCAAAAGCAACATCAATCTTAGACAGAATGGTTAAGGAGATTGTGGCTCATTTGAATGAAGTACATAGTGATGATGACGAAGACTATGATACTGATGAAGATGGTGACACTATGGGTCCTGACGATGATGATTTGAGTGATTTAGATGATTTCTTAGGTAGTTTAGGTATTGACAGGTCCTAACACTAACCTTTTATGGGTTTAACCAGAGAACAATTACTATTAGAATATTCAAGGTGTATGAAGAATACACCATACGCTCTTAAGACGTATCTTCAGACTTATGATAACACTCAGTCAAGATACGTCCCATTAGAGTTATTTCCTGACCAAGTTAATTTGGTTGAGGATTATGAAAAATACAACGAAAATATTGCGTTAAAATACCGTCAGGCGGGTGTATCTACCGTGACTGCGGCTTGGGCAAGTAAAAGACTTGTATTTGCATCAAAACAAAGACCTGAAAAGGTTTTGATTATTGCAAACAAATTGGATACTGCCGTGGAAATGGCAAACAAAATCCGTGGATTTACCGAACAATGGCCTTCTTGGGTAGGTGTAGGGTTCTCTCCCGATAAAAACGCAGCAAGACACTTTAAATTAACAAATGGTTGTGAAGTAAAGGCGGTTGCAACATCAAAGGATGCACTTCGTGGTTATACCCCTACTATGTTGATATTTGACGAAGCTGCGTATATTGAAGCAGATGGTGATTTCTGGGCTGCCTGTATGGCTTCATTGTCTACGGGTGGTAAAGTTGTTGTTGTATCAACACCAAACGGATATGACCCAATTTACTATGAAATCTACGAACAGGCCAATCGTGGGATGAACGATTTCAAAATAACAGAAATGTTTTGGTATCGTGACCCACGTTATACAAAAGATTTGTATTTGGTTAAAACGGATGAGATTATTCATTATCTATTAAACCGTGAAGAATATACTGCCGATAGGGTTATTGATTTTTCAGGTCGTGACCCCTACGAAAGAAACTACGATGAGTTAAAGGCTTATTTTGATTTAGGTTATAAACCATGTTCGTCTTGGTTTGAGGCGATGGTTAAAAAACTTAAGTACGACAAACGTAAGGTTTCTCAGGAATTGGAATGTAATTTCTTGGGTTCGGGTGATAACGTATTTGATGCTAATTTAATTAAGAACATTACTGATAATATGATTAAAGAACCTATCAATAAAATGATGGGTGGTGGACTTTGGATATGGAAAGAACCTGAAATGGGTCACAGATATATTATGGGTGTGGACGTTTCTCGTGGGGATTCTGAAGATTATTCAACATTTCAAATTTATGATTTTGATGAAAGGGAACAAGTTGCTGAATATGTTGGAAAACTTCCTCCTGATGTATTAGCGGAGATTGCCTACAAATGGGGTAATATGTACAACTGTTTTATCGTAATTGATATCACGGGTGGTATGGGGGTTGCAACGGCAAGAAAACTACAGGAACTTGGATATAAAGATTTATATGTTGATGGTGTTGATTTTGGGAACAAGTGGAAATACGACCCAAAGGCAGCTGAAAAAATACCTGGTATTAACTTTAACAACAAAAGGGTTCAAATTATTGCTGCACTTGAAGAAAGTTTAAGACATGGTTTAAAAGTTCATTCATCACGAATGTTGAATGAAATGAATACGTTTGTTTACATCAATGGAAGACCTGACCACATGAAGGGACAACATGATGATTTAATTATGTCATTGGCGATGGCTGTATATGTGTCAGATTCATCTTTTTCACAACTTACAAAGGTTACACAACAAGCAAAAACAATGTTGGAGTCTTGGCAGGTTACATCTTATGACCCACCAAAAGAACAATATTTTAATCCATCAATGCCAAATAAACAATATAAAACAAATATTGCTTATCAAAATCAACCAACACAAAAGGATTATCAAGACTATTTATGGGTGTTCGGCGGATATAAGCGTTGATAAAAAATACATATATATTAACTTTTTACTATGGAAGAAAAAAACTTGACAATATGGCAACGATTGTCCCAAGAACTTGGACCAAATTCATTGTTGGGTCAAGACATACCTACTTATAAGTTTGATAAAAAAGAACTATTAAGAACTACTGACAAAGAAGAATATGAAAAACAAAAACTTCAAGCCAGACAGACTTATTATATTACAAGCCAATGGGCTAAAATTGAAAATAATTTATATTCTCAAGCAGTTTATTATCAACCAACAAGATTGGCATCATACTATGATTATGAGTCAATGGAGTATACTCCCGAAATTTCAGCGGCTTTGGATACATACGCTGAAGAATCTACTACAGTTGACGAGAATGGTTACATGTTACAAATATACTCCGATTCTCCAAGAATTAAGGCTGTATTAGGAGATTTGTTTAATAACGCATTGGACATTAATACAAACTTACCAATGTGGACACGTAATACCGCAAAATATGGTGACAACTTCGTGTTTTTAAAGTTAGACCCTGAAAGAGGTGTTGTTGGTTGTTTACAATTACCAAACATTGAAATTGAACGTATTGAAGTTGGTATGAAAGGTAAAGCAACTTCAGGTATGGGTGGAGCTGTTGCTTCAGGTAGTGATGCTAAAAGTTTAACATTTACTTGGAAAAACAAAAGTTTGGAATTTAATAGTTGGGAAATAGCACACTTTAGATTATTGGGTGATGATAGAAAACTTCCATGTTGGAAAAGGCAAGAAGAATTTGGAAACAATTAATTCTTGCTGAAGATGCAATGTTGGTATATAGAACATCAAGAGCACCTGAAAGACGTGTATTTAAGGTGTTTGTTGGTAACATGGATGACGCAGATATTCAACCATACGTACAAAGATTTGCACAACAATTTAAGAAAGACCAAATTACTGACCCACAAACAGGAAACGTAGATATGAGATTCAATCAAATGGCGGTTGACCAAGATTTCTTTGTACCTGTAAGAGACCCATCGTCTCCAAACCCAATTGAAACTTTACCAGGAGCAACAAACTTATCCGAAATTGCGGATATTGAATATATTCAAAAGAAATTATTAACAGCGTTAAGAATTCCAAAAGCGTTTTTAGGTTTTGAAGAAGTTGTTGGTGATGGTAGAAATTTATCATTACAGGATATTCGTTTTGCAAGAACAATTAATAGAATTCAAAAGTCTATGGTTGCGGAACTTAACAAGATTGCAATTGTTCACTTATTTTTATTAGGTTTTGAAGATGAATTAAATTCATTTCAGTTAAGTTTAACTAACCCATCTAAACAAGCGGACTTATTAACAATTGATGTTTGGAAAGAAAAAATGTTATTGTATAAAGATGCCGTAACAAAAGTTGAAGGTATTGCACCAACATCTCAAACATGGGCTAAGAAACATATTCTTGGTTTCTCTGATGAAGATATTAAACTTGATTTACAACAACAAAGAGTTGAAAAGGCAGTTGCCGCTGAAATTGAAGCAACACCAAATGTTATAACACATACAGGATTATTTGATAATATCGACAAACTTTATGGTAATACGTCAGGAACAACAGCACCAACAACCCCACCAGCTGAAGGTGGTGAATTTGGGGCTGACTTAGGTGGAGCTCCACCGGCAGGAGGTGAACTTCCACCGGCAGAAGGTGAAACTGCAATTACCCCAGAGTCCGTTAAAAAGAATATGAATATATTATTAGAAAGAGATAATGTTTACGGTGTTGAAGAAATTGATTTGGAAAGAGGTAGACGTTCTTTGGGTATTATTGAAGAACAATTAGGAAAACTGATTGATTGATATATTTATTAATATGAAATTTGGACAATTACTTAGCAAGATAGAAGGATTAATGATTAATTCTTATGTGAATGAAACAACAAAAATAGAGTTAAAAAACTTTAAAAAATTAGTATTGGAAAATAAAAATGCCAGTACAATGTTTTATATCTATACTGAATTGTCCAAGAAAAAAGGTTATGATAAAACTTTATCTGAATCTTACATCAATGAATCTTTAAGACAAGTAGAAAAAATTATTCCAAAATTAAATACTCAAAAAATTGAATATTGGGTTAAAGATGTTGTAAGTGAAAATAATTACAAAGATATTGATAATTTAATTTACAATTCTCCTGATAAAATTATGGAGAATGTTGAAAGCAGAAAAACTTTAATTAAGACTTTAAGTGAAACTACTGAAGTTAAAACTGCAATACAACTACCAATGGAAACTTTATTGAATATCGCCAATAAAGAAATTAGTTCTTACATTGAAAATTTAGATGAAGATTCAAAAAGAGATTTATCTAAAGTATTGATGACTGAAGATGTGGAATTGTCAAAAGAATTTGAAGATTTAAAAGTAA